GGAGTAATCATCAAGAGCACCTTTAAGAGTGTCGTTACCTTCATTCGCAGCCATCTGCTTAAATGTGGCAGTATTTGTAAATGCACTTGTTGTAGTTCCCCAAGCAACGGTTCCTGAACCTGTAGCACCCGGAACATTGTTGAACCAGATATAAGGTGATTTTTGATTGATGACATTTACATAATAGTTAGTGTTGCCAGAATCGCCGATGGCATCCGAGAATTTGGAAAGATATTGATACTTTTCTAGTACTGTGCCAGCGGTTCCACTAATCGCACCAGTCCCATCAACAACCAAGACATGCATTTCATCTTTGGCTCCTGTGGCACCTTTGCTTGTGGCGAACGCAGATGTGGCCAGACCAGTGGCTCCTGCGAATACAGATTTGATAGTGACGCCTGTAGCACCAGCAATCGGTCCTGTCGCACCACCGATGTTTCCACTATCTAATGTGTACACAGAAAGAGCATTGCCCATAGTGCCAGGATACTTAGCAACCCAAGCCCCAGCATTCGTAATGGGTCCGCTAGCTCCATAGTAATACTGAGTGGAATTCTTTACAAGTACAGAAGTCGCACCAGCACAAGCATTCTTGGCAGAATCTGCCATACGAACAACTGATAGATTATTGGCGTAGGCAAGGAAGTTTGCCGCAGTGAAGAAGTCTTCGTAATTACTTACATTCGGTTTGCCGAACCGATTGACTAGATCTACTTCTGAAGTTACTGTAGTGATTTCGCTTGCAGGACCCCATGCGAAGTGGCCAGCAAACCCACCTACTGATGTCGATACTCCAGGGACAGCTGTGGTGAGATTGAACTCACTCACATTTACGCCTGGGCTTGTTAGAATTGCCATATTGTTTCTCCTTGATATACTGTGGTATGTACCTTGTTTACTTTAAGTATTTATAAAAATCGAATCTTCTAACCCAGCAGCCATCTCATGTCTTCAACTTGTTCCTGAGTCATGGGACTCTCATCCCTAAAAATTTGACCATACTCTGTTTGGGAATCCCCATCATCCACATTAATCATACCCGAATTAGCATTTTTCATTTCCTTGAAATATGATTGAGTGGACATCCAAGCAAACATAACAAGATTCATAACCATATCATCATGAACTCCAGTATCTCCCGAATATGAATCGGCCTTGGAAATAAAATTTGACAATTCATGAATCTGATCATGAGTTAAATCTATTAACTTATCTTCTTCTATTAGATCTTTTAGTACCGCACAACCAAGTCGTTTTACAGATTTGGTCATCTCTACACCAGAATCGGAATTCTTAACGAACTCTGAACTCAGTACCTGCCTTTTATTTAGCACAAATGTTTTCGCCAAATACTCATAACCATATTCAAAATGACATTCTTCGGCTACGGCCCGTCCGATAGAATTTCTTTCGATTACAAGAAATGCATTGTTATATTTTTCACACACAGGCATGACAGTTTGGGCCAAAAAGTAGGGTCGAGTCTTATTGCACTTCCATGTATAGGCAATCCTATAGGGCATGTCGGTCGTATCAATAATAGTAATTGACGAATAATCTCCCAAATTACCCCCAGCCACATCTACCATACAGGCATAGGAGTGACCCTCTTCGGGCTTATGATTGATAACTGTATTGAAATCACTTGATATCGGAACTGTCGCATATAATTCTCTCAACTTACTTCCCATAATAAGAGTGTTGGCCGATCCCAGAAACTCGTTTCCATATTCCTGTCTGAATCCGAGATCTCCAAGAATTTCTGTCTGAGCCTTGGCCCAAGCAGCGTCTCTTCCAGGAACCTGATTCCATGAAATTTCAAAGGGAAAGAAGTCGTTCTGTTTGGCTTTGGCTTCAGAAAATAATCGATAGAATAGATTCAATCCATTGGGAGTGGATGCAATAATGATTTTAGTTTCCTCACCCGAGGAGATTGTGGGAAAGGTCGATTTGAAGAATTCTACGGAATTATCTACGAATGCGAACTCATCAAGGAATAGTAGATTTACCGAGTATCCACGAATTGAATCAGCCGAAGTAGATGATGCAATAATACGTGAGTTATTACCTAGCTCCAGTGAACCCTTATTGAGGACCTTGGCTCCCGGCTGTAAAAAGAATGGAATGGTTTCATATGCAGCCACAATTCTATTAAGAATTTCTCTTGCGATTGCGGCCTTATTTGCAAGAATAGCTACGGTCTTGTCCGGATTAAAGAAGGCATACCATAGAATGAATGCGGCAGTGGTAATCGTATTATGAGAAAGAATACCATTTGTATAGTACCTATGATTATCATCATTCACAGTAAGATCGAACATATTATCTTCATATCCATGATTGATAATTTGCTGAACTACTTCTGGCCCAGATTCGGTGCAAATCATCGATTGATTCGGGATCAGATCTTTGGCAAATACTTCGTTCAAATTTTGATCAAACAGGATATGAGTGTCGGCACATTTTAGAGAGTGCTTGGTTGTTATGACTTCCCAGACTTCATACGGAATGGTCTTGTGTAATTGAGATATATCAGAGAATCCCTCATCCGTAAGAATTTCCCAATCATTCACGTCATAGGATTCGACGAATTTTCTTTCTACGATATCATGAAGTTCAGGCATTTTTTTATCACTTTCTTCTTATCAGTTTTGAATTCGGTCTCTGTGATGTGGATAATTTGATATCCATTATCTACAATTATCATATCTCTATCTAATTCACGTTGTACATTACCCGGTTTACCATGCCAATAATCTCCATCAAATTCTATAATTTTCTTTGTTTTGGTGTCAATAAAATCTGGTAATATTACCTTTGTGGCTAAATTGAGTCTGAGTTCATTATTTTTACCAGAACTATCTGGGATTTTTTTTGGAGACAATTCAGCAAAATGAATACTAGAAGTGTCTTCTAATAAATTAAAAATTTCCCAAAATAACAACTGAGATATTTTAGAATAATTACTTTTCTTATAATTGGTAAGCCATTGTTCTTGTCTTTTATTCCATCGGACCAGTCCTTCTTCCTGACCATATTTTTCAATACATGTTTCCAGAGAAAATGTTGTCTGACGTTCCGATAGAGCATCATTGGCTTCATCTTCGGACATACCCTGCTTAAGATAATAACTCAATCGATTGGTATAGTTATCATTCTTATCTGTGGTATCTGCCCTTTTCATATTCACTTCTTGGATTCTGGTTTGGGTTTCTTCATCAGAGAGATTTTTATAACCAACAAATTTATCCGAGAATGGAGATAATCGACCTCCATGATCGTATGCGGGATTTTTATTTCCGGCTATTCTATCCGAGCAATGTTTGAGGTAGGATTCAGAATACAGTTTGGCCTCTGGAAATTGTACAAGATATTCTTTAGTATTGATACCATGAATCGTTAGATGCGAATTCAAGTTACCTTTGAATATGATACCACATATCAGACAACTTACCTGGTCCTCCTCCTTTATGGAACGAGTTGATGTATTGAGTTTTTTGGTGTGGATTCTTCTACAGGGCACTCCACAAAATTTTTGGTTGAAGTGGCCCTCGAAATTTTTAGTACATTCCTCACATCGTTTGGTCTCTGTTTTTAATGTTCTCATAAAAATCTCCTATAGTAATGTCTTTAATTTCTCCCGTTATTTTATTCCTAACGGTTACCATAGTATTTATAAAAAAACATTTTCCACTCTGACGAGGGGAAAGCAGCACAACTTTCCTATGCTCGTGGAAACTCTTAATTAATCCCTTCTGATATCCTCGAAGTTTGAATGGAATAAATCCATGATCCAGTGAATTAATCTTGACATACTTCTCGATAAAGTATTCGGGATCCTGGGCACAACGAACGTATTCCTTTACTTGGTCTTCGGTATAATCCTCTGAGAGATTGATCCGTTTAATTAACGGATTCAAATAATATTCTTTATTCTTGTGAGTCGTTACCATGATTTTTATTAGTGTCTTTCAACAACTTCTGTAATTCTGCCGTACTTCCTACGAAAATATTATTCTGTGTATTGGTCTGATTATCTGGTTTCCTATTGCCAGCAGTAAGATCCGATAGGTTCTTGGCCACATCAGCCGTGGTCTTGATGAGACCAGACACTACTTCAAAGGCTCTGGGAGATTCTGCACTCTTTGCAAATGCAATCAGATTGTCCAGGGCATCCTTTGATTGGGCGATGAGTTCATAGTAGATCTGTCTTACGTTGTCGTGATCCTGCTCATCACTGGAAGGAACTACCACAGGAATCACTTCTGCTTTGGGTATAGGTTCTAGATCAAAAAACTTGCTGATGCTATCAGGTTTCATATATCATCCTCCCAGATTCCAATTACCTGTGGCTCCTGTATTGAATACTAATTTAATGACCCAGTAAGGAGTATCGACTGTCATAAATGTTGTAGAACCCATAATTCTGTTCGCATTACCATTCACAACAAATCCTGATAGGGGTCCAGTAGAACCATTGGCAAATACTACATAACTATTTGATGTAGGAGCCAATGGCATAGTGGCCGTGACATTTGTGGCTCCGATCCAATTGGATGAATTTGCTGTTGCTGTGAAGTTAGAAGTCTGATAGGTATAGGTTGCAGCACCACCAGATGGACCTGTGGCTCCAATTGATCCTGTAGCACCCTGACCAGTCGCACCAGTGAAACCAGAAGCTCCTGTGGCACCAATAGGACCAGTTGTACCTTGAAGACCAGAAGCTCCTGTGGCACCAATAGGACCTGTTGTACCTTGTAATCCAGAGGCACCTGTTGCTCCAATAGGACCAGTTGTACCTTGAAGACCAGAAGCTCCTGTGGCACCAATAGGACCAGTGGTTCCAGTTAGTCCAGAAGCTCCTGTGGCACCAATAGGACCAGTTGTTCCCTGCAACCCTGAAGCACCTGTCGCACCAATAGGACCAGTGGTTCCCTGCAACCCTGAAGCACCTGTGGCACCAATAGGACCAGTGGTTCCCTGCAACCCTGAAGCACCTGTCGCACCAATAGGACCAGTGGTTCCAGTTAGTCCAGATGCCCCAGTAGCACCAATGGGACCTGTTGTACCTTGTAATCCAGAGGCACCTGTTGCTCCAATAGGACCAGTTGTACCTTGAAGACCAGATGCCCCAGTAGCACCAATAGGACCAGTGGTTCCAGTTAGTCCAGAAGCTCCAGTCGCTCCAATAGGACCAGTGGTTCCAGTTAGTCCAGAAGCACCAGTGGCACCAATAGGACCTGTTGTACCTTGTAATCCAGAGGCACCTGTTGCTCCAATAGGACCAGTTGTACCTTGAAGACCAGAAGCTCCTGTGGCACCAGTAAATCCTGAAGCACCAGTAGCACCAGTGAATCCAAGTAATCCAGTAGAACCAGCCGCACCAACAACACTGTTTGCTATCAACCAATCAGTAGTTGATGCTCTATACACAAGAGTTATATTAAATATAGTAGTATCAAGAGCAAGAGTGCTGGCAGATTCCATAATAGTCTGACCAGCATTAGGAGTAACCACACAACCAGAAATCCCAGTAGATCCTGATACCAGAGTCACAAAATTATTATCAGCAGGGGTCGCAGGAAGAGTTACTGTAATATTATTACGAGAGAGCCAATAATTACTATTGAGTTGGGCTGTAAATGAACTGCCCGTGGATCCATACACAGCAATTGATGGATAACTACCAGTCGCTCCTATCAGACCTGTGGCACCTTGACCTGTGGCACCAATAGGACCTGTGGCACCAGTCAATCCTGAAGCACCAGTAGCACCAGATGATCCTGTGAGTCCGGTAATGCCCTGAAGACCAGAGGCACCTGTTGCTCCAATAGGACCTGTGGTTCCCTGAATACCAGAGGCACCTGTGGCACCAATAGGTCCTGTTGTACCAGTGAATCCTGTAGAACCAGTTGCTCCAATAGGACCTGTTGCACCAATAGGACCTGTTGTACCTTGTAATCCAGAGGCACCTGTTGCTCCAATAGGACCTGTGGTTCCCTGAATACCAGAGGCACCTGTGGCACCAATAGGACCTGTGGCTCCTGTGAACCCAGAGGCACCTGTGGCACCAATGGGACCTGTTGTTCCCTGAAGACCAGAGGCACCAGTGGCACCAATAGGACCAGTTGTACCTTGCAACCCTGAAGCACCTGTGGCACCAATGGGACCTGTTG